TGACGGCATACTCCGTGGCGAGCCTTGCCACGATATAGGACACCTTCTCGCCCTGTGCGGAAAGTGTGCGGTATTCATTAAAAAGGTCGATGTATTGCACATCGTCCAGCCTGATTCCAGCCTTTTGGAAGTAAATCAGCAGTTCCCTGTTCAAATTCAGTATCTCTATTAGTTTCATTTTCAGAAATTTTTTGTACTTTTGCATCGTCTCACTTACTATAGGCGCGAAGTAGCGCGCATAAAATAACCTACTCAGTGCGAGCGAGGGTATACGCCCCCGGTCAGCACTGAGTAGGTGTTTTATGTTCTTATAGTAAGTGAGACGACTATTTGTAACAGGCCGGGGGCTTTTTTTATAACCCTCCCCCGAAGGGATTCATCTTAGTCTCGGTATAACTCCAAATTGAAATTATCCTTGCTCTTCCAACCGTCAGCCAGTGTGTCCTGGATATGCTGCATGGCTTTGGTATAGAAGTCCGTCAGTTCTTCGATGGTGCTGAACGTGTGATAGCATGGCACATCGTCCGTTCCGAACTTGAACGTGACCGGCAATGTCTTGCCGTCAGACTGCACAGCCAAGTCGTATGCCACCTTGTAGTTGAACTGGTTCTCGTTTGAGAGCCACACGCTCATGTCGTTCCACACGAAGCCAGAAAGTATGGTCTCGTTCGTGCGGTCGTTGAACCATTCCGACACCATGGTCTTGATGGTATCCTCGGATGGCTTTCCGTTGAACTCAGCCTCCATATAGTCGGCAGATCCATCCTCGTTGTTATGCACGTCCCAGCGGACGCGCCATTTTCCTTTGACGGGGTTGGTGCATTCAAGCAGCTTTACCCCTTGTGCTCCGTTTACTCTGTTCATCATGTGAAAATGTACTTTGTTCTACCTTTGCCGAAGGTTTCCGCCTTGATGGTGGTCTCGAATGGGAAGCCGTCTGGCATTTCACTCACTTGCTGGAGAATGTTTTTCATCTCCTCGCTGTTGGTGAAGAACTTCTTCGGCTCGCCGTTCTGCTCGATGGACACGACACAGCGGTCTTCGCCCTGGCTGGTTTTGACTCCGACCTCGAAGTCTTTTACCACGATGGGCAGGTTCACCAACTCGCGGATGCTTACCACCGCACCCGCAAATCGCTTCTTGCCGTCTTCCGGCTTGTAAGCGACATTCAAATCCTTAAATGATTTCATTTTTTTGCCTGTTAATTTATAAAACAAATTTCGGCAGCAAGCGTGCTTGGCCATTCCGTAGAATGACGCAATCAGTTCTCGCCGTCTCTTTCTTGACTTGACTTTGTGTAGTTTCCTTGCATACTTCTTCTTGACACGCTTGCGCAGTAGAGAGTATGATCCGTTGAATGTCACATACCCCAAGAAGTCGATTCCTTGCGCTGATGGGAATACCCTTTCGTTCTTCTTGATTTCAAGGTCTATTTTTTCGACTTGCTCATGTACAATGCCGTGTGCCAGCCAATTTTCTTGCTTGTTGCCACAGAGCACTCTGCCGTCATCACAATAACGGTAGAAATGGCGGATGCCGTATTTGTCCTTCAGATAATGGTCAAGGTACTCGGACAACAAGAGATTGCCAGAAGCCTGTGAGCTTCGCAACCCGAAGCTGATGCCCTCCGGAAGGAGATGAAGAAAATGATCCAGGAGCGACAGCAGGGTCTTGTCTTTGAATACTCTGCGGTAGCACCACATGACAAACTCAGGCTTAGTATTGTCATAGAAATGCTTGATGTCGAACTCGTAGCAGTAGCGTGTGCCCTCTGGGTCACGTTCCATGTCCAATTGCATGCACTTGCGGAGATCATGTGTGCCACGCTTCTTGATACTTGCTCCAGTCGTCCTGATAAAACGCTTATGCAGATGTTGGTCCACCACGTTCATCACGGCATACACTGCGATGCGGTCGTACATGGATATAATCTGCAGGTGTCTTACTTTGCCATTCTCACAGATGATGCGTTCATGATAGTTGCCGAGTCGAAAGGAACCATCGGAAAGTTTGGCAGTCAATTCTGCAATCACCTCCTCGCGGTGTGCGAGCAGATAGCGTCCTTGACGGCATCTCTTTCGTTTTGTCCCACGCAGTACACGGTCAAACGCCTCCGACATATTGCCGTAGGACGTTATCTCTTGCATGATATAGCCTTCTCTGTGCATGGTCTTTTTTTGTGATGGAAGATAAGGGCCTTCCTTTCCCCGGGCCAAACTTCTTCGAATCGTTACCGACCTACCAAACTCTATTGCCCGACACTTGATGTTTCAGCTTTCCACCTTGAATATAGGTGCTTTTGCTGTGGCTCGTTTCCCTCGGCTCCACATTAGGGACACGTCCCCATCGTTGTACGCCGATTAGTTAGATTTCCAGGCGCGAGCCGACATTCGCATTCGCATTCGAGGCATCGTTATTCGCATTCGCATTCGAGACACCGCCATTCGCGTTCGCATTGTTGTACCCGCGATAGACCACACGGCCTTTGGGAAACTCTACCAGTTTGCAAAGTTACTCATTCTCTGTGCAAAAGATGAATGAATATTACACAATGAGCCAAAATAACATTGCAATGAAGCCTCCGAGCACTGTGCAAGCCCAGTCAATCCAGTCCCAAGGACAGCCGTGAAGTTTGTCTTTGAGTTCGAGACATGAGGCTGCGATGATGGCAGAATAGATGGCAGCCCATGGCGACAATGCGCACAGACCGACCAGCAAACCGCCGATTAGATGCTTGTAGCGGTTGCTTTTCTTTAGAAATGAGAAAATTTTGTTCATAACTTGTTGTGTTTTGAAAATTTGTTATTACCTTTGCAATGCGAGGGATGGGGTAACCTTTAGAGACCCGCTCTCGTTCCAGCCAAGTTTTCTAACTTGGCTTTTTTATTTGTACTATCTCTTCTCCTTGTATGCAGTAAATCAAATCAAACTTCTTATACTGGGATGTTCCCTTGAGACCATTGAATTTAGCAAGACCAGCTTGGAAGTTCTCCGCTGAGAAATTGCCGTTAGGGAAGAATAAAACTGCGATTTTTGATTCTGGTTTAGATGCACAATGTTTGAGAGCATTTCTAATATTATTAGATGTGCCACTTTCTGCACCGGCGACCTCGAATTTAAGATTATCCCAAAGTCCCTCGCAACTCTTCCCTTTATACACATTCTGTGGCTCGTCCTCTAAAATAACAGAATGTCCATGTTTATATCCAACATCTTGTATTGTGGTTTCATACCAGCCTTTGTCTTTGTCTAAGTTGTGCCCAATATGGGTGGCTTTTAAGCCCCCGTTCTTTTCATCAAAGTCAACATCTTTATATTTATCATCTTTGATGAGTTTGCCATATAAGGAACGATTCTTTTCGATGTGCTCATTTTGAACATCTTTGATGCACCGAAGTAGCTTGCACGCAGCACACAACTCATTTTCGGGAATGAACTTCGCCAACTTGATTTTCCCTTTTGCGATGTCGCAGTCCCTGCACCGACGAATGGTGTAGGGGTTATAGTCAGGCACGGTCTTATCCTCCTTGCCGGGGTTAAAATGGAAGATGCCTTTAGTGTCGCGTTGCAGAGCCTCTTCACCCAGTGCCATCGCCTCGTCGTGCGGTGTGGCAGGGTATTTCGACTTGCGTACTTGCACCACCGTACATCGGCAGTTCCATCCGTTGGGCGGATAGTATTCCTCCCAGAACGGGTCTGATGGCGGAAGCGTTACGCCATTTAGCGCAGCGTGTTCCGGACGCACCTTGCCATCGTTTGCCGTGCGGTACTGGAGATTGTAGCGGTCGCCGTCTTCCGAGAACCGTTTCCACTTGGCAGCCATCTCCGCAGACGACTGCACGAAGTTGTACTCCGCACGGAGGTAGCCCCGGTTGTAGGTGTTGTCTATCTTTCGAACATCATTCAAAAAGGCTTCGAACGTCTTTCTGTTGCCGTTAGAATCCAGCAAGGACGGGAACGCCTCGTTGAGTTCGTGGAACGTTTTCATGCCTGAGAAGATATAGTCAGACCGCTGGAGGCGCTTGCGCATGGCATCGGACATCTCCACCTTTTTGAAAGTGGAGTCCAGCACACCGGCATGGGCATCGATGAACTTCTGGATTTTCGGCTCGGCCAGCACCTCAATGCGGAACTGCGAGCCCTCCAACGAGTAGAGCGTGCGCATCATGCCGTCGAACAGTTCGGAGAGCTGCTTGCGTATCTCCTCCTCACGCTCCTTTGACAGCGACAAAGTCTGCGGCCCATCGCCTAACAGCCGGGCGTAGCGTCGGTGCAGCCCCAGGTAATCACTGGGGCTCAGTCGAAAAAACCGCCGTGAATGTTCTGCTGCCGTTTCTTCTTGTTCTTGTCGTCCGGATCTTTGTTGCCCTCGTCGTCATCATCGTCACAGCCAGCCTGGAGCATGGGTGTAGCGTTGCGCCGTTCCCCAACAGGCATGCTGTACTTCTCCGCAAAATATGTCGGGTCCACCTCGTAGCGGTCGGCAATCATGGTCTCGTATGCCACCTGCTGCTCCGGTGTGTAATCGACGGCATCATCCCATTCGAAGCGCAGTCCCTTGATTGGGAAGCCGTGCTTTACCATGCGTGGGATAAGCTGGTTGTTCACGATGTCGCGCAGCATGGTGCAGTCGCTTTCAACCAGGTTCTCGAACACCTCAAGGTGTGTTTCTGATTGTGAGAGGCTGCTGCCGTCCTCGATGGTCATCGTCTGCCCGATGATGAGCTTTGACAGTTCCGAGTTGGCGCGATCGATGCGTTTGTCATAGACATTGAAGGCATCGCCCTTGCCACTTTCGACAAATTCAATCTCCGTGTCCTGCCCTGCCACCATGTACTGGCTTGCTCCGGCACCCTTGAGCATCTGTTCAAGTCGTCCCATCTCCTTGGGGTCGCGTGATGTGGTGCGTGCGATACGCATCGGCATACCGAAAATCTCGCCGAAGGAATCCCAAAATGCCAACATGTTTTTCTTCGGAATGGTCTGCGTGGCAGCCTTTAGATACAGGCCGAGATCGTCAGGCCGTCCAGCTTCTATGAGCCAGTCAGAGAATGGGGCTGAGTGGTAGTCGATGCCCGTAGTCCAGTCCTGCCCGAGCTGTTGAATCACACGACCGTATTCCGGAATGACATGCTTCCGTGGAATGAGTTTCACATCCGTATAGCAAGGACATCCGTCACCATCGGTGGTGAGGTCGCCAAGTTCGATGAGCGAGTGTCCCCAAAGATTGGCGGCAAGCGCATATTCGAGCATTTGCTTGAACCAAGCCTGGTCGAAATAGTGGTGTGCCTCCTCGTTCTCATTACCCTTTGCATCGACCAGTTTGAAGGACTTCGCCATGACGAATCCTACACGCTGGCGAACACAGCCCGATAGGTGAAGGTCAATATCCACATCGCGGTATATGTCGTAGAGACGTTGGCGGTTCGGGCTGTCCACATTTATAGCCATCTGCCAGGCGTTGCGCCAGTCGGCAATGTCCCTGCGTGTAAGCGCATCGGTGGTGCGTTGCAGTTCGATGACCATCTTCTTTATGCGCTTGCGGTCAGACGACTTCGCAAGGTTAAAGTCCCCATTTGGCGTGTGCAGTATATTTTGACTGCCACCTCCGAACATACCGCTGAAAAAGTTCTTTATATCCATAGCGTTACCAGTTATGTCGTAATTGTTTCTGTGAACCGAATATGAGCAGGTCGCCAGTAGGTGTGCCGTCCTCGTCGGTGGCGAGCGGCAGGTCGGGGATGATTTTCCCGGCTTGCACGCCTTCCAGCCACTTTATGGCACGCTCGTAGCGCTCCTTGCGTATTTCGCTGCCCATCTTTTGGGGCATAGCGGCAATCATGTGATAGAGCGCAATGTCAGCGGCATACATTACCACCAGACGGTTGCGGTTTCCGCCTTCAGCCGAGAACACCGCTTCC